TACAATAGTCCTAATGTTGTAGATATAGACACTGGTAATTTTTATAGAGAGGAATAACACAATGATAAAGAAGTTTTTTATCAAACTAGATAGATTTATTTATAAACACTGGAGCAGAACTGCCAGATCTATAATGCGTCTTTTTGGCATGAAGGTTGAACAAGACATAGACTGGTTGAATATGCACAACAATATGATGGAGGATGGAAAAAATGTTTCCAGAGATAGATAACGTAAACCACCCGGCACATTATAATGCAGGTGGCGTGGAGTGTATTGAGGCAATTAAGTCTGCACTTACAAGAGAAGAGTTCCATGGATATTTAAAGGCCAATGCCATGAAATATATTTGGAGAGAAAATTACAAAGGCAAAAACATTGAAGATCTACAGAAAGCAGTCTGGTATCTCAATCGCTGTATTAAGGAATTGGAGGAGATGTGATAGATCTAAATTTACTCATTGGGCTTACAGTGTGTCTCCTTATAGCATACGCTTTCTCCCAACAAGAACCATAAGAAAAGGGGCATAAAGCCCCTTCTTTTTTTGTGCCTACCTTAGAAAGGTGGGACAGCTTCTTTTGGTGGACTCATGTTAGCATCAGCTTCTGGCAAATATAATCTGATCTTAGTCTTCTTAGTATTTACCACACCGTTGTCACCTTGGAACTGATCATCAATCTGTTCAGTTTTAAGTATGAGTCTTTTACCTACAAAGTCTGTATGACTTTCAGGATACTTCTTAAATCCAACAGCTTTCGTAAGCCTGGTGAATATCTCCGTGCTTATTCTTTTGTTGTCTTCATTAGTAGCCCATAGGTTATACCATTCGTTGTGGTCTTTGTATTTACCACCGTCTAGTTGAAATGTAACTTTCAACGTCCAATTACCAGCATTAGATTTATATTTATCTGTAGCAATAACTTGTGCGTTATGCTCTCCATCTGGTGCAAGAGGTGTGCTGTTAGATGACAGCTCCTCTAAGTTATCAAAAAATTCTACATCACCAAAATCAGACATTCGTTTCTCCTATATTATTATTGGTTAATGAAAACCCTAACTTTTCAATTAAGGCACTTATATTAGGTTTCTCAAAATTATCAAGTTTACCACTTCGGTCTTTAGCTTTGTAGCCTTGTCCGTATGCGGTTTGCAACCACCTAGTTTGCACATTCTTACCATCCTCATCTTGATCTTCAATGATGCGTAAAGCAAGAACTTCGTCAAAGAAATATGTTATTGATTCGCCTAACTTAGTTCCCACCATCTTAGGTGCGTGTCTAAGAACACCATCATCATTAACCACATCTTCTTTACATAAAAATAATACGTGCATATTTAGATCTCTAAAAGCACGCATTAAATTAGTAACGGATTCCTGAACATTACCATATGCCATACGTGGATCTTTACTACGAGACTTCTCCCATACCAATAAAATCTCACTTATTTCGGATACTGAATCCAAAACAACTGTGTCATATTGTAATTGACCAGACTTAAGAGCATTATGAAGTTCCATTACTTCAGCAGCTTCTTTAACTTCTATAGCATCAACATTGCCTGCATCTCTAATAGAGAGCAGTCCAGCTTCAGCACTTATTACAAGAACTTTACCTGGAGCAGTTTTAGCTAGAGTTGTTTTACCCGCTCCGGCCATTCCATATACCAAGATTTTTGCACCTTGATCCTGGACCAGCTTTTGCGGAGATACAATTCTATTTGATAATTCCATTTCTCAATCTCCTTTAAATTAAAATTAACTTGCATATTATATACTAGATAGATACAATATGTAAAACTTATTTTTACAATATGTTGACAAGGAGAAGTAATGGACAATATAGATAAAGAAACCCACACCTGGCAGGCTAATTATTATTTTAGGACAAAGACATTAGCAACAAGAAAACTTAAGGAATTTGAAACCATGGGAATAAAACCAAATCATACTGATAGAAAGGTTAAGAAGTATACCCTTAGAGATTACATTGAGTTCTTAGGACAGAAGGAAGCTGCAAAACAGTTTGGATGTTCTGAGGCTTCTTGCAAGTCTTGGAGGTATGGGTATCGACAACCGACAATAAACCAAGCAAAGCAAATCATACGAGCAACTGATGGTAGATTAGATTATGAGTCTATTTATGGACCTATAGCTGAAATACTAGAAACAGAAGCTTAATGTGTTTGAGCTAAATATAACTGAGGATAATTCTTCCTTAGAGCAAGCACTCGCCTATTATGATGAAGGCTACAATGTTGTGCCCTTGCAAAGGTCAAACAAAAAGCCACCATCTTTTCTTGGTAGTTGGGAACAATATAAAGAAACACGGCCATCGAGAGAGTTAGTAGAGTCTTGGTTTAAAGGTAGAGACAACCTAGTCGTTGCACTAGTTTGTGGTAAGTTTGTCGTTGTAGACGCAGACTCACCAGAGGCTATGGATTGGGTTGAGAAGAATCTACCAGCCTGTCCTTACAAAGTTATTACAGGTAAGGGTATGCACTATTACTACAATAACCCAGAGAACTATACGACTTTTGCTACAAGAAGAACTGCTGAAACACCTATAGAACGCTTAATAGATATACGGGGTGTTGGCGGATTAATAATAGCACCATACAACAGACACGCTAATGGTCAGGTATATAAGCCTGTAACCTTTCCAGATTGGAAGATCTATGACCATAGTGATTTGCCAGACTTTACAGAGGTTGAGTTTCAAAAAATAACTGGTGTTCCTAAAACTGATACAGGTGTTCAAACTGCACCCTTCTCACTAGATGGTGTATTAGAAGGATCCAGGAACGATCAAGCTGCACGTATTGCAGGGTATCTTATATCTAAGAATGTAAACTTAGAGTTTGTTAGGATCTTTTTGCAAAACTGGAATACCAACAATAACCCACCCTTACCACAATCAGAGATAGATGGCGTAGTAGAAAGCGTCAAGAACACACACGATAGAAAGAATCAGTTAGCACCATTATTTACCCAAGTTACAGAAACCATACAAAAACCAAAAGATCTATTCAATCCTCCAGGCCTGCTTAAAGATATGTTTAAGTTTTGTGAAGAGATAGCACAAGTGCCACAGCCTGAACTATCACTTGTAGGTGCATTAGCCCTAGCTAGTGTTACCTGTGGACGTATCTATAGAACCAATATGAATAACTTTTCTTCTATGTATTTCATGGGTATCGCTAAGTCAGGTCAAGGTAAAGAAAATATAAAAACATTTGTAGAGTCAGTATTAAACGCATCTGATTATGAAAAGCTTGTTGTAGGTGATGGTTATACATCAAGTGGTGCTGTTCACTCGGTATTAAAGATGCGTCCAACACAGATAACCATTATGGATGAATTTGGTAAAAGATTAGAGGCTATAAGTAATTCAGGTAATACCAATAAAGAGGATGGTATACAAACACTCATGGAAGCCTGGGGTCGTTGTCATGGCACATTAAGACCTGATAACTACTCTTTAATGAATGTTCAAGAACAATATAAAGAAATGATGATGAGCCGTGTTACCCATAAACCAGCTATAACATTGGTTGGCTTATCAGTTCCTAAAAACTTTTATAGTGCGTTAAATGGTGGCAGGATTGCAGACGGGTTCCTAAACCGCTTTGTAGTCGTTGAATCAACTGAGCCAAGGAGAGTGGGTGAACTCAAAAGATTCAAATCGCCACCAACCTCTATAGTCAACTGGGTCAACTACATAAGAAGACCCAGAGGAACTATGAGTGATTTATCTAGGGACAATGCAGAAATGGATCTAGATCAGATTGTATTAGACTTTGATAGGGAGTCTGAAGAAATACTACAAGACTTTGCAAGAGAAATAATTAAAAGACAAGATATATTAGAAAAAGATAACCTAGAGCCTCTTCTAAGCCGTTCTAAGGAGAAAGCAATGCGTTTATCGTTGTTATGCACTCTTGCCTCTAATGCTGACGCTAAGATGATTACAGGAGATGTAACAAAGTGGGCTGTAGACTTTATTAGATATTATGACCTGTTATTCATAGAAGCTTGTAGAGATAAGGTGGCTAGTAGTGCAACTGAATCTAAGATCAAGCAAGTATTATCCTTTATTAGATCCAGGAATGGAGAGGGTATATCTAAACGTGAAGTAGATAGACACGAACTATTCCGTAGTATGAAGTCTTATGAAGTCAAAGAAATTATTGAAAGACTTAAGAATGCAGGAGAGATACAAGAGGTTGAGATAAAGATAGGTGGTAAAGGAAGACCTGCTAAACGCTTTGTAGCTGTAGATCCAAACTTCTTTGCTGATTAAAGTATAGGTCTACCAGCTACCTGTTCTGCAAAATCTAATCTTTCTTGCGATAAAGGATCTGTCGGTGTCTGTGGTGTTTGCACTGGTGCTATCTGTGGTAGTCCTGGTTGTGTAATGAGTGGTGCTAATACTCTTTCTCTTAGTTCCTGGAATGTTGACGCACCTTCTTGTGTTGCACCAGATACATCATCACCTGTAATACCAACAGCCGTTGCACTAGCACCTAGTCCAGCATCAACTAATCCTGTTAGTTCTTCTGTAAATGGTACGAGTTCACCATCAATAAATCTTACACCTGCTTGTCTTGCTGCTGTATTAAATATCTTCATGGCTTGTGCTATAGATCCTTGATCAGTTTTTGACATAAGACTTACAAAAGTTCTGTTAGTAAATAAAGCTCTTACAATAGCTAAACTAGTTAATATAGGTAAGGTAGATAAAGGATTAAATACAACACTAGCTGCAATACCTGCAGCAACAAGACCACCAGCTCCACCACTTCTACCAGATTCACCAATAGTTAATACGTCTATTTCTTTTTGGAAGTTACGCAAACCTTTTGCTATATCTCTGCCAAACATAGCTTCTAGTGTTTCATCACCGTATGAGTCTAGTGCAGTCTTAAGGTTTTGATGTTTAAATAAATCAGTAATTTTACCTTTACCATTGAAGTCAATAGACTTAGATAAAAGCTTTTGCATACTAGCTTGTTGTATGTTGTTAAACACATCAGGGCTAACTGTAGCTTTTAATCTTTCAATATTACCTGCTGAACCAGGTCTAAAGATACTATTAACTGTTTCTTCTATACCTCTTTCAGGTAATTGAGATATGGCTCTGTTTGCTTCAAACTTGGCTCTCTCGTCAGAGGCTTCAGCTAATTCTTTCAATCCTTTAATAAACGCCTGGCCTTGTTGATTTGCATTTAAACCTTGACTAGCATTCTTAGTAGTAAAGTCATTTACAAGGTTTTTAAGTGCTTGTGGTTTAAGATTTGGACTAATCATGTTTAATTGATCAATCGTTTCTTTTACAAGCTTGCCAGAGGTTTGACCTGTAGTTGAGTCGGTAAAAAGTGAGTCAAACTTACCAACATTTTCCATGTCAAACTTTTTAATCTGTCTTGCAAACTCTGTAAAGTTTACATCTGTTAAACCATCTTTTGTTGCACTTTGAAAAGCATCTGCAAAAAGTCTTTGTTTTAGTTGTGCTTTTAGTGCATTCTCTGTAGTTATAAATTTACCTGCATCATCTGTACTTGCTTTACCAATTCTCTGAAGATAAAGATCATATTCACGTAATGCTTCAAAAACATTATCAAGCTGTGTTTTAGTTCCTTTGAGTATTGCATCTGAATAAACTCTGTCTGCGTTAATAGATCCTTTCTTTGCATTGGATATAAGTTTTTCCATTTGCAAAGTATCAAAAGGTTGCATCCTTTCAAAATGTAGTTTATTTGCGTCTCTAAGGTCTGATACGGCTCTTTTAATTAAAATGTCGTCTTCAGGTCTAAGTCTTAAACCATCTCTTGCTAAAGCTTCTTTAATTAACTTTGTACCGTCTCTTTCTAGTTCCGTAAGTATACTGTCACCATTATTAAGACTTCTACCGTTTACCATATTGTAGTCATCAAGTGTTCTCATAACATCTGTAAGTAACTTTCTTTCATGGGATGTTCCAATAACTTCTGTAGTAAAGTCCCTAATATTACTAATATCGTTTCTTATTTCTTGTAAGCTTATTCCAGGTCCATCACCATCTATTGCTTTTTGAGCTCTTGCTGCCATGTTTTTTAAGATGCCATCTAGTTGCTCTACTACACCACCAGATATTTCTTGACCCGGTTGTTTAAGTTTCCAAAAGTTACCACTTTGTTTGTAAGATGCTACAAGATCTTCTGCGACTCTTACGTGCTTGAGAATTACATTGTTTATAGCTTTGTTGATAATTCTTGCTTTTGTTTGATCTGTTTCATTTTTAAGAGATCCCACTATTGGGTTGCCTCTACCATCAATCTCTATTTTATTAGGGCTAGCAATATCTAAGAATTTTTTATCTACAGCTCTATATCTTTCACCACTTTCTCTTGTGACTGCACCTCTAGCCGCAGATAAAGTATCTTTGAGAGTTTCACCAAAGGCTTGTCTTGATGGTACTGTGCCATAGTTACTTACCTCTAATATATCTTCGCCTATATCACCAAGTAGTTTTTTAAGTGTGTTGGTTACTTCAGCTTCTTGTAATCTTAGTTTCTGTAGAGCAGCATTTACTTGTTCGTCTAATCCTGCTTTGGAAGATTGCGATATATAAGAATTTAGAGCCTCTCTTTCATTTTTAATACCAGACAAAATGTTATCTAGTTCAGCTCTTAATACAGCTGCATTAGCTTTATCTCTGTTATTACCAAGAGTTTGTTCGGCAAATTGTTGATATTTACCTGGGAGCATTCTTTCTAATGTTTGCTGTGATGGTATGGCACCTTTAGAGTAACTGTAATCAAATCTTTTTACTTTGCCATCTTTAATCGCTTTCTTGATTTCTCTTTCAGTCGCTTCTCTTCCTAAGCTTTCATCTAATTTCTTAACATCGTTCCAACTTCTGTTTTTAGTTAGCTGATATACAATCCTTTGATTTTCAATAGGAGCACGTTTGCCTAAAAACATTCTGTATACTTTTGCAGGTATTTCACCTAGAACACCTTGGCCAACAGATCCAATAATAAATTCTTCTTTTAATAAGTCACTTACTTCATCTGCATCTTGAAGTTGAAAACCCTCTTGTGCATCAAGATATTCTTCAGCAGCTTTACCACCAGAAGAACCAACACCAGCTGCAAGAGTGTTAGCTAGTGGTTTTCTACCACCTAATAAAGATGTTAAAACTTTTAAAACTCTTGTTTGAGGCATGAATGCAGCTATAGTTCCTATAACAGGTCCAGCAATGCCTGATAAATCTGCTAAATCTCCTGTTGCTAGGTTAAAATCTTTTTCATCTATAACTGTGTTTAAGTTGATGATAGAGCCATCTTGTAATCGCCTTTGTTGTACTGGTTGCCCTAATAACTCCAAACCATAAGGAGTGAGTGCTAGTTGCCCTTTAGTATTTCTTACATAACCTTGTGGACCCACGGCATTATCCATGATGTCTTCTTGTTCAATAGGGGACTTGGTGCTTTGTATCTTTTCTAATAGATCATTAAGTATCTTGTTTTCTTCTTGCTCTGTTTCAGCTCTACCCAATCTTTGTCTTAGTTCTTGTGCATTTACACCAGTTTCGTAGTCAAAGAAAAGCTCATCATAAAATGGCGATACAGCACCTTTAGCTATCTCTGCTCTAGCTTTCTTTCTTGCTTCATCCTCGTTTGATGCGTCTATAAGTTGAGAAACACCTGGAGCTATATTAACTCTAAACCTTGGCATTATAAATCTATATCTATTACAGAGGAGTTACCTGTTACTCCTGATGTTGTACCAGTGACACCTTCAGCAGGTTGACCGCTTATGATTCTTAATATGCTTTCAAGATAAGGACTAAGTGCCTGTATACCCACTCCTTGATAAGAAGGATTTTGTATTATTGAATACTTACCTTCAATAATTCTTTTCTTGTCTTCGTTGTTTCTAATTAGGTTAGCCCTAGCATTTGCCAGTTTTTTCCTAATTTCTTTAGGATCACCAGTTAAATCTAATTCACCAAATACCTTGTCTACTATTTCTCTATCTAAGTTAGATATGGTTCTACCAGACTCATTAAGTATTTCTCTAATGCTTCTTTGTTTTACTTGGTCAATATAGTTTTGTATTTTTGTAGAATCACTAACATTTGTATCTGTTGCACCCATGAATGCTTTTAGTTTATCTACACCTCTAACTGCGTATCCTGGTAGACCTGTAATAGGCACACCGTCTTTAATAGCAGCATCAAATAAATCTATAGCTGAGTTCATAATATCTATAGATGCTTCTGTACCTTCGTAATCTTTTACAGTTGTACTTATTTCAGTTATGTCTGTTTGTAATGCACCTAGCTCTGATGGTTTTAATCCTGTACCACTGCTACCTTGATTTTTAACTTTCTGTACAGCTATTGCCATAGCAAGATCTCTTTGATATTTTTTCTCTTCTTGCTCTTTGAGTAACTCTCTTGCAGTTCTTTCCTCTGCAGCTTTTGCAGCTCCAGTAGCAAGTCCTTCACCCATTTGTCCAGTAGCAACAAGTTGTCCACCAACATTTCTAATAAAGTCTAAGAATCTATCAGAGCCAAACAAACCAGTAGTTTCTTTTGGTACTACAGGTATTCTAGCTGTATTCCTAGTTTCTTCATCTTCTTCTGTGACTGTGGTATCTACTTTGATAAGGTCTGGTTTTTCTATTTCAAAAGTACCATCAAATTTAGCTTGTGTATCTGCTATGGTATCAGCCTCTGATCTATCTATATCTATCTTCATTTCTGCTGGTAAAATTTCTTTGATAGCTTGAGTTATTTCATCATCTTGTTCTAGTCTGCCAGTTGGTAAAGGATCTCCAAATTCATCTCTACCTATTAAGGATTTTTCATATTCCATTCTTCTAGCTTCAAGATCAAAACCACCAACTGTTCCTGGTGCATAAACTTGTCCTAATGTTTCACTTTCTGTTTTAGGTACAAGAACAGGATCAGGCAATAAGTCTTTATCTGTTGGTATTTCGTCTACAGGTATAGGATCTACTGAAGCAACTTCAGGTTCTGGTGCTTTTATTTCCTTTATCTCATTAGAGAAGTCTTGTATGTCACCGACACCTGATCTTGATAAAACATCAATCAAAGTTTTTTGTGGTATACCTTGTCTTAACATACCACCCCTATCATAGACATCTAAGAGGTCATAATCACTTGCAGCACCAGTTATAGTCTCTGTGCTGAAAGGCATTCTTTCACCGCCAATACCACCTGGATAAATATCACTTGGAGTAAATCCTTCTTCCATTCTTTTTTTACCACCTTCTCCTAAACCTAAACCAAGTTTATTGAAAAGGTTAATGCCACTTTCGACAGTTCCAATGGCACCTTGGGTTAAAGCACCTCCAAGATCTCTAAATCCTGCTCTAGCTGTTAAGTAGTCAGGTAACTGTTGACCAAATTTAAACGTATTTGGATCAACGCTAGAAATACCGCTTTGTTTCTCATAAACAATTTTCCTTAATATTTCCTGTGTGGCTGGGCTATAAGTAACATCGGGATTTTGTACGAAGCTTGTAATGGTAAAAGCATCTGATCTACTTAAATCATTGTAAAGTTTTTCTGGGTCAATAAAAGTTTTGGTATTATTAATTTTATCAATGAAGTAGTAACGATTATCTACAGTAGCTTCTCCTCCAGCTTGAAACATTTTACGATTTAAAAAGTTCATTATCCTTGTCCCTGCCTTGGAGCCAAAGCACCATAAGCACTAAATGCAGCACCAAGTCCTGCAGCTGATGGATCTGTTGGTAATCCGTATTGTGAACCAATCTGTGTACTACCTTGTTGATAACCTGGTAACATTGAACCTATTTGACCTAGGACACCTAATGGTCTTTCTTGCTGTCGTAACATTTGCTGGTATATTCTTGATAAGCCAGTCTCAGCAATACCTCTGCCAACACCACCAAATCCAGCTAGCTCGCCTCTTTGACCAGCTCTAAGCCCTTCTTGAGTTGAACCTATACCACCTATTTGACTACCATATCCAGCTAGTTGTTGACCTAATTGTGATGCAGCACTACCTCTACCTACACCAATGCCCATAAGTCCTTGTGCACCGGTTCTCTTAGCTGCTTGCTGTCTTGCAAACTCACTCATACCTGTGCTTTGTGCTTCACTAAATCCTCTTTGTCTAATAGCACCTAATGCTTGTGCTAGGCCTTCACCTAAAGCTTCTTGACGTTCCATAGCACCTAACCTAGCTCTACTACCACCAAAAGCACCAGCACTTATCTCACGGGCTCTAGAAGCTATATCTTGCTTCTCACCTGCTTCCATGACATCTTGTATAGTTTTGTCTACTACTGCTTGTTCAAACGGGTTATAGAACTGCTGTGTCATGCTTGGGTCATAAGCACCCATAGTATCTTTATATATCTCTTCAGCTTGTGTGTAATAAGGATCTTGTAGTTCTTCAGCACGTCTTGATTGTGCGATAGCTTGTTCTACTAAGTCTCTGTTTTGTTGTAAGAATGGTTCAAAGCCACCAAGACCAGCTACTGCTTGTTGTCTTGCTAATAGCTCTAATGGTGTTAAGCCTGCTGTTTGTTGTAATGGTACGTCTTGACCAATAAGGTTAGCACCAGCTTGTTGTAGCTGTTGATAGAATCCTGGTTGATCTGCTGTACCAAAGTATAAAGCTCTTACTAATGGATCAGTAAGATTTTCTTGTGATGTTTGACCAAGTAATACAGGATCCAATGCTCCCACAGGCATAGGTTGGGGTTGAACCTCACCATCCGCTGCAGACGGTGTAGGAGCAGTGGTAACTGGGTCAGTTGTTGGTGCTGGGTTTGCTATAAGACCAGCAGCAGGATTAGGTGGTGGATTGATGCCTTGGTTACCTCGAAATTGTAAACCTTCAATATTTGTTCTTGGATCTGATATTCCAATTCTGTCAAAATAATCTTTATCAAAAACTTCTTGTCCTGTTGTTGCTACAAAATCATCTAATCTAGGATCTGATGGTCTGTCATCAATAAATAGTTGGTCGTCTCTTTTTGGTGGTAATAAGTCTGCTTTTGTAGGACCTGTTGGTGGAGTAATCATACCACCAGTTACTTGATCAAATCCTCTTTGTGGTGGTACAAAACGGTCAACATCAATACGGTCACGCAAGCTGCCAGGACCTTTATTTTCTATATTTTTTACAAAATCTGGAGGAGTTACACCTGCTGGACCGATAATTCTTCCATCTGGTCCACGAATCTCTGTTGGTCTTATGCCTGGACCAAATCCAAAGTCTTGTGGTGGTATTGGTCTTATTGGCACTGGTCCACCAGGAGGTAAAGCTGGACCACCTCTTACTGGTCTTGGACCTTGTATCATGCTTTCTGGTTTTGTAACAGATAACACATTTTGTTGATAGCTTTCCATAGCTGCTGGATTTGCATCTAAATATTCTTTAAGACTGTTTCTATATCTAATGTCTGTAGAAGATCCTGTTTTTTGTTCTCCTGTAATCGGGTCTATATACATTCTTATATCCATCGTTCCTATTTGTGGACGTTGTGGTGCATCAGGAAAAGCAGCTCTAAAAGCATCACCACCAGCTCTTAGCTGGTTGCTGTATTCAGTTCTAGCATTTCTATCTGCTACAACACCTGGATCTTCTGTAATTGGTGTTACTTGAGGCAGCCTACCACCACCAATACCTCCTATTGACATAGGTGGTTCGGGTCTTCTTATAGGTAATCTATCCATAGGCTCTATTGGTTGTGGTTCAGGTAAAGTATAATCGTTTTCAAGTGGTGATGGTTCTGGTTGAGCTGGTGTTTGTAATTCACTTAATCTTTGCTCAAGTTCCTGTAATCTGTTTTGTAAAACACTTGGATCAAAAGCAGGTATGTTTCTGCTCTCTAACGCAGTCAATCTTTTTTGTAAATTGCTTGGATCAAAAGGATTTGAAGGTTGTGGGATATCTATACCACCTCTTATATCCTCTATAAGTTTCTGCCTATCAAATGCAGGGGGTGTTGGTAATTCACTTCTTATATCACGTAATAAAGACTCTCTATCAAACTCTGGTATCTTGATACCGCCTCTTATATCTTCTATAAGTTTTTCCCTATCAAAAGAAGGAGGTTTTGGTATATCAATACCGCTTCTTATATCTTTTATTAGAGCATCTCTGTCAAACCTAGGTATGTCTATACCACTACGTATGTCTTTAATTAAAGCTTCTCTATCTATAGAAGGAGGTTTTGGTATGTCTATACCAGACCTAATATCTTCAATAAGTGCATCTCTATCAAAAACGGGAGGCTTAGGCGATACATCTATGCTTCCTCGCATTTTATCTAAAATCTCTTTTTCAAAAGCTTCTTTGTCAAAAGTTGGTATATCTTCTTTTCTTGCAAACCCACTTAAATCAGGAGCTTTATACTCAGGCATTTGTATACCTTCTCTAGCTATAGATAAAAAGTCTTCTCTAAAGTCTCTTGGATCAAATTTAGGTAGATCACCAGCAGTTAAAAACTTGCTTGTATCTATTTGTGGTAAATCTTCTAATCGTGCAAAACCAGATAAGTCTGGAGCTTTGTATTCAGGTATATTAAGGTTGTCCAATCTATCTCTTAAACCAGCAATTCCAGATTGTAAGTTAGACGGATCAAATGTAGGTATTTCTCTACCCTCAAGTGCTTGTAACCTATCTCTAAGAGCTGAATCATCAAATTGTGGAATATTGCCCAATAGATCTCTGTTTGCTTGTATCTGTTGTTGTAACTGTGAAGGATCAAATTGTGGAATGTTTGCTAATCTATCTTCTAAACCTGCAATACCAGCTTGTAGTTGTGAAGGATCAAAAGTTGGTATTTCTCTTCCCTCTAATGCTTTTAATCTATTTTGCAATGACGTGTCATCAAATGTAGGTATTTCTCTACCTTCTAAAGACGCAAGTCTTTCTCTTAAAGCAGAGTCGTCAAACTGTGGTATGTTGCCTAATAAATCTTTATTAGCTTGTATTTGTTGCTGTAAACCAGAAGGATCAAACTGCGGAATATTTGCGAGTCTTTCCTCTATGCCACCAATCTGTGATTGTAAGTTGCTTGGATCAAACTGAGGTATATTAGATATACGATCACTTAAGCCAGCAATACCGGCTTGTAATTCTGACGGATCAAATTGTGGAATGTTGCTTAATAATTGTTTATTAGCTTGTATTTGCTCTTGCAAACCACTTGGGTCGAACTGAGGTATGTTACTAAGCAAATCTTTGTTAGCTTGTATTTGTGATTGTAATCCGCTTGGGTCAAATTGAGGTATTTCTCTACCTTCTAAAGACGCAAGTCTTTCTCTTAAAGCTGAATCATCAAACTGTGGTATGTTGCCTAATAAGTTTCTATTAGCCTCAATTTGAGATTGTAAATTACTAGGATCAAACGTAGGCATTTCTCTTCCTTCAAGAGCTGATAATCTATCTCTCAATGCAGAGTCATCATATCCAGGTATGTTACCAATGCTTCTATTTAATTCATCAAACCCAGTTGTATATCTGTCCTCAATGGCACCAATTCTATCTTGCAATGCTCTGTCATCATACTGAGGTATATTGGAAATACGTTCACTTAAACCAGAAATACCAGCTTGTAATTGTGATGGATCAAAAGTAGGAATCTCTTTATTCTCAAGAGCTGATAATCTATCTCTTAATGCTGTATCGTCAAAACTTGGTAGGTTAGATATTCTATCTTCTAAACCGCCAATCTGAGATTGTAAATTGCTTGGGTCAAAACTTGGTATGTTAGATAATAAATTTTTGTTTGCATCTATTTGTGCTTGAAGACCTGATGGATCAAAAGTTTGACCACCGCCAACACCACCTATAGACATTTGATCTCTGCCTGTTTGTTTTACTGGCATGTAGCCTACTGGAGTCAATCTCATTAACTGACCATTAATGATTTTTGTATCTCCGTATTGCATTAGGCTTGCCCTATCTTATTAAACTGCTCAAAAGTTTTCATAAGTTTATCCATGTTCTGAGCACCTTTTTGTCTGTCAGGTTTACCATTTGGTATAAGTTCTATGCCAGTTTCTGTTTTTGTTACTTTGAACCCACCTAAACCATTGTTTGCAGCAGATGTCATAACAAACTCACCATCGCTTAACATAGCAGGTATATCATCACTTGTGCCTGTTCCAGGACCAATGCTAGGACCACCACCACGCATATCTAACTCGTTAGCCATTGCAGATCTACCCATAGCAAATCTAGGTCGTTCTTGTAATCCACCCATAGCTGCTTGTTTTCTAATACCTAAGTCAAAGCCTGTAAACGTAGGAGCTGGCATTAGATCTGGTCTAACAGACTGTCTAATATCTCTCATGCCACCTTCTCTGTCTTTGTAGGATTCTTTAACTGCTTTACCATAAAGTCCTGCTAATCCCATGAGTGGCAACATACCGCCTAACCCACCTCCGCTAGATTGACCTCCAAAAAAACTACCAAAAGGTGATCCCATTCCAGCATTAGCCATTTGTGTTAACTGTGCATATGCTTGTGGGTTTGCTGCAATTTGTGCAGGTGTCATACTTGCCAATGCTTGTTGTGCTTGTTGGGCTGTTTGAGATGCAGTTATTTGTCCTGGTGTTCCACTGCCAAAACCAAATCTATTAGCTAAACCTTTTCCAGCAGCAGGTCCGCCTGCATAAGTAGATCCAGTTTTTCCAAACATACCACCAGCCAAAGGATTAGTTAATCCGCCCATAATCCCACCAAAACCACCTGCTGTGCCACCTGCTATAGATGAAATACCAGGTATGCCAAGACCAGCAAGACCACTTGCTGCACTAGAAGCTAAACCACCTATACCGCTTGCAACACCACCTAAACCTGGTATTTTGCTTAAACCACTAACAACTCCTCCACCAAGCCCTCCAAGAACTCCACCTAAAGCTGTACCAACTCCAGGTATAAATGCAGCAACTGGAGCTACTTTTTTAACTACTTTACCAATAGACTTAAATGTTTTCTTTAACCAACCAAACTCAGCCATACCCGTAATAGGGTTGATAGACATACCATCACCAACAGTATATTCGTTAGGATCAAGCCCTACTGCCATCATTTCTTTTTTAATTATTTCTTGCGTTTGTGGAGAGATAACTGGTGGGACTACCATTTCTCCTGGTGCTACGTGGGCAAGCATAGTATCCTCTCCTCTTCCTAAACCTGCTATACCTTTACCTGAGTTGTCTATTCTATTCATGCTCAAATCATTCCTCATTACATTTTAACCAAAATACCAATAAGTATCTATCTCCTGATTCTACTGCAAGTCCCCTATGCATGTGAGTAAAACTCGGAAAAATTAGAGCGTGGCCTGTAGGTAATGGCTCAACTGTACCACGTTTTAAAAATTCAGTTCCGCCACCTTTGTACTTTCCAGTATTCAAAGGAACTACCATACTAATATCAGCACTGACATCATGATGCCAAGCACCTTGTTTTTTATCCTTTAAATTATAGTTGGCTATTTGTATTGCACCTGTATCTACGTGCCTATTCCAAATATTCAAAAATATAGGATTACCTATAGTATATATCGTTTGCATCAAAGATTGGTAGATTTGTGGGCAATTATCTTGAAAAGTTATTTCTGGTATTTGCCGTAAATCATCCTCTTCTGGGTTAGGTTTAAAGCCATAATGTGCTTCTAAATTCTTCATTTCGTCTAATAATATTTTGCAAAACTTCTCTGAAAAGAAAGGAACGGTGTACACATCTTTTAATGGTTCTTTTATGATTTTGTCTAGTTTTGTTTTTTCTCTATTGACAGTTCCACTTTGTTCATAAAAATCTACGATTGGCTTGATGGAGTCCTTTACAGCATTAAATGTATCTTTTTGTATGTACCAATCACTAGGATAGGCTAGTAGAATATTTTTTAGTTCGTATCCAAGTTGTTCTGCTGTATTTATCATAAAGTAATGGTTGTACTGCCTGCTATATTAATAGTAACCTTGCCAACACTTGATGTCATTTCAAAACCTTGTGATAGCGTTCTTTCGCCAATATCTAACCATTTGTTTCCAGTATAAACTTGTAAAACGCCTACAGTGGTATTCCAAATGATACTACCATCATTAAACTTCAACGTATTTTTTTCAGGATCACTTATCTGTCTTACGTTATCTAGATCTACTGCACCTAGATTAATCTCAAGTATTCTTACTAATCTGTTAAAAATATCAGATGTAACTTGCTCAGATGCGAGTGGTAGTTGAGTTTGTAAGAGTTTGCTCATCTTCTACCATCAGGTTTTATATCTATGCGTGTTGCTCCTAATCTCCAACCAATACCAAGATTACCATCATCAGTAGCATCATCGTTTGATTCAAATCTAAGTGCTATTTGTCTTGATCTGCTTCTTACATAAGCTTGTTGGGTGTTTGCACTTATTGCACTGGTTGAATTGGTTGTAAGAGAATCGCCTGGGAAGTTTCTAGTTTTTAAAACTATATTTACATTACCTTGATTATCATCTTTTATAAATTTGTAATCAGGTATGATTCGTTTGATAAAGCTGAATTGTTCACCATCTCCAATATCCATGTCAGAACTTTCTATAAAGACGTTGGTCATTGGAGCACCATCAGCATCAAACCCTGTTTCTTGTCTATATAAATATCCATTATCAACAGCTCTTGGATAATTTACGATACCTGAATCAAGCCATGCTGTTCTTGATAGTTGGCCATAAAACCAAACTTGTTCTACATAGTTATATATGACATATCTATCTATCTCATCTGAGTCAGAAGAACAGTAAAACCAACCTACCTCGCTTTTATCTTTTATTGTAAAAGCATGAATTTTAAATGATTGAATAAGGTTTATATCACCAAAAACATAATTATGGACAGAACATGGTAATGTTTGTACGCTACCATTATATGAATAAAAGTTGTTATAACTCATCCAATAAACTCCACCAGGAGTCGTAACTGCTGCTTTTGGACCCACCAATCCAGTACCTTCATTTATTAGGTTTACACCAAAAGTAAAAGGCGGTCCTATAAACTGCATACTATATAAGGCTGTGTCAGTCCAAACTAATATTTCTTGTCTTGCTTTTACACCACCAATAATAGAAGAACCAGATGAAAGTCTAAGAGATCCTGCTGTATTAGTAGATAATGGTTCAAAATCTAAATCATTCTCTTGATCACTAAATGCAATGAGCATAGGATCAATCGCACCGGTTCTTGATGAACCAGATATAGGATCAGCTCCTAAAACTATCAAGTGCCTATCTTTTTCTGAAGTAATTACTTGTAAACCTTTAGTTGGTACTAAATTTGCACCAGCAATACTTGAAAGTTCTACAGCTCTTGTTGACAAACCATTGTTTTCAGTCCATTTGTAAATACCTGCATTCCTTTGGTTCATTATCAAATCTTCTCCAAAGTTGTCGTGTGTCCACAATCTAAGCTGGTTAGTGTCACTCAAAGCTGCTGTGCTACCAAAAGCACCTTGTCCCCATCCGTTTACACCCCAACCTGTACTAGGAATATAAACATCTAGACCTACATTTACTTGATAAGTACCTACTATAGAAGATCCTCCATTACCAGTGTCTGAAGAGTTAGCTGTTACAGTAGTGCCAGAGGTATCTTTAGCTTCTATGGTGTAGCTATTTACGTTAACGATGGTTGTAATTTGGTATTCTTGATTTAAAACATCTGCTGTAATATTGCCACCTAAACTAACAGCACCTGAAAAAGTAACAAAATCATTTTTTACAGCTCCGTGTGCTGTGTCTGAAACAGTTATTGTAGCGTCACCATTTGACGCAGAGAATGTGACATCACCTGCTGCTGTAGTTGATCTTATAGGGGTAACATCATTAAAGGTACCACCAGATTCAATATAATATTTCCAAGTAGTTCCCAACCCTAAAAACTTTGTGCTTCCTAAAGAAATCCATGGATGTAAAGATCTAGTTGTACCTAGATAAGTATTAGAGGTAAGTTTTTGCCAACCTCCAAACTTTTCTGGTCTGCCTTTACGAAAACGCACCAGATTACAGTCAAACCAACCGCCTTCATTATCGTAAGCAGTTCCTTCTCTATTTATACCTGGCCTAAATGTAAGCTTCTGCAACGGCATGGTTATACCTCATGCCATTCTTTGTTTTCAAATAACAAAGATTCTGCTTCTCTTCTCCTTATTAAACCCTGCAAAACTTTTCCACCAGCTTTGTTCCACCTTTTAATTTGTGCAGGGACACCTTCATAATCTTTTGCATTAAGCACTTTAAGTAAAGTTGATGCTTTTAAATTTGCAGGTCCTAAGTTAAATACCCAGGAAACAAGTGCATCAAACTGATTTTGTTCTAAATCTACTTCTACTAAATCATTAATATAGCCCTCATACTCTTTCATTTCGTGTAAGAGTAAATTATCAGCTTCTTCTTGTGTGATTGTGTCACCTTCTTTTACACCTTTAGTAGAACCATATCCTATAGTCCATACTCCTGCTGCACATTTGTAAGCTTCTAGCTCACAGCCCTCAAACTTTTTAATTAAAGCCAAACCTTCTTGTGATATATTCATATTACTGCTCCTCTGTGGTTGTAGTAACCTTTTTATAATAGACAACAACTTCTTTAAGTTCATTTATATACCTTTTTAATTCTTGCATATTATACGCCATAAGCTCATAATCGGGCACAGACATAGCTAAGAATACCACTTGACCGTGTTCTTTCTCAACTCTTGCTAAAAATTCATCTAGATTTTTGTCTGAAACGACATACCAATAAGGATCTTTTAAATCTATCTCTCTTGGCATTATGGGTTGCACAATGGTTCTTTCTAGTGGCTTTGCTGTTACTTCTATCTGTTTAGTTGGTAGCAGACTGCAACTGCAAGCCATTATCAAGACTGTCGATATTACGGCTGTCTTCTTCAATACTATCGAATACATCTTTAGTTCCTTTATTTACCCTAGGTTCTATTAAACCAGGTTTAGCTGCTGCTAACTTAGTTAAATTATGTCTTTTGAATATATCAAGGTATCTTGACATTTCTTGTTGTATTTCTTGATTTTTGTTTTGTAATTCTAAAAGACTTGTTGTTTGTAGTTGAAAATCGTTTTGTAAACTTTGTATTGCTTCTTCTTGCGTAGCTACAGCACCTTCTAATGCCATGTTATTAGCTGTAAGTGTTTTATTTTGGTTATATAAATAAAAAGTTATAAGAGACATAACTAAGATTATGCCAATTAAAACTTTGCTCATACGAATCTAGATAAGACTACAGATAGCAGAATAAATGGATATACAGCCCATATCATGTTTTCAAGCTTATCAAAGCGTTTTGAACCATCATCTAACCTTTTTTCTATATTAGCGTATCTAATACTGCACTCTCTTTCATGTGCTTCGATTTTTGTTATTGCTTCCTTAGTTGTTGCCATGATCCTGCTTATGTTTTGTATATATTTTTAAAGGTTTTGTTTTGCCTTTTACCTTTATAGATTCTAGCACTTCTAGTTTATAACCACAAAACTTTTCTGTTTCCTCTCCTATTAGCAAATCAACTCCTCTTTCTTTAGTGGCTGATTCTAATCTTGCAGCAACATTGACAGGATCACCTATTGCAGAATAATCAAATCTAGTATCACTACCCATATTACCAACTATTGCAGTTCCTGTATTTATACCAACTCCTATAGCCACAGATGGCAAACCTTCAACCTCCAACTCATCACTTACTTGTTTTACATTATTAATAAGCTCAAGAGCACATTCATAAGCTACTTGTTCATGGTGTAACATATCTATAGGTGCATTAAATATATACATACCAGCATCTCCAATAAATTTATCAATACAACCATTATATTTTTGTACTGCATTTACTTGAGCTGTAAGAACTCTATTCATAATGTAAGTAACTTCTTCTGGCTCAACTGATTCACTTAGTGCAGTAAACCCACGCAAATCTGTAAACATAAAAGTGCATCTTCTTTTCTCGCCACCTAGTTTTAACAAGTCAGGATTGTTTTGTAATTGTTTAACTTGTCTTGGATCTAGATAATGTTCAAACTGTTTTTTGATTTGTTGTCGCAATTTGTACTGTTTTCTGTAGTTTATGTAGAAAGCAATAGCTCCAGTAATGAATTGTGAGATAAAAGTCCATGAAAAATCTATTAAATACCCCTTTTGAACGCTAAAAGCTCCTGTAAAGGCCGTAGTAAAGAGCAAAATAACAGCAAGACTTACGCCCTTAGTTATACCAAGATAATTAATTACAAGCCACGTCAGAGACACAAAAATTCCAAAAATTAATATTTCCAACGCAAGAGCAAAATCTGGAACAAATGGAGAGTTTTCTATCAATATTGACTCAGATAATGCAGCTTGAATCTTATGTGGTTCTAATAATCCAGTCGGTGTTGCAAGTTGAGGCATAACACCTGGAGCAGTTACACCAACAAATACAAACTTACCAGCAACATCCATTTCTTCTAATGTTGTTTGTGGTGTATCAACCCAACTAATCCATTTACGACCAAGGCTATCTGTTTTAACAGGTGGTATTCCTCTTACAGCTATTTCTTGTATACCAACTTCATTGGTAGTAATGATATAAGTTCTTGCACCTGTAAGTGTTTTTAATACCTCTGTTCCAAATGAGCTTACATAACCGTCAGGTGTTTTAAGTAATAATGGTATTCTTCTAACCAAGTTATCTATATCAACCGGTGCACTAGCAATACCTTGGTTTGCTTTTGCTTGTAATATATCTATATTCTGTATAACACCAAGTATAGGCATACCGCCAACATCATTACCTTTTATAACAGTGCCAGTGGTTTTAGGATACTCACCGTTTGCATTTTCAAACATAGCTAAGACAGATGGTATATATTCAAGAGTAGTGGCAAACACTTCATCACCACCCATGCGATCAGCTTGTGGAAAACCTATAACCCAACCCACACCTATAGCACCTTCATTTATTAAATCTACTTGTATTTGTGCAAGTGTCCTTCTAGGAAATGGCCAACCTCCTTGTTCTTCAATGTCTTCTTCTGTAATGTTCAAGACAACAAAATTACCAGATGGCTCTGGCGTAGTAACAAAAGCGTCAAATACTTTGAGTTTTAGTATTTCAGTTGGAGTGCTTTGAAATATAAGTGGCAGTGATAATACAACTAATATAGGAAAGATAAGTTTATTCATTTACTTTGAGTGATTGTAATAACACTATCACTTCCTCCGTTTACTTTGATTGTATTAGAAACACCATCTTGTATCAAAATTACTGTGTAAGCGTTACTACCGTTTAAATCTAATCTTACGCTTTCGCTTACTTGTCTTCTAAGGCTTATTACGTTTCCTGTAATTAAAGTAGTTATTTGTGTATCTGGATCATTACCTATTAAAGTACCAACTATTTGTGTGCTTGTAGCAAGTGCTAATTGATCCTCTTCTTTTTCTACAGCAAGTGCATCTATTACATCTAACAAGTCTTCAAGAAAGTTTACATCTAGGTAATTTATATCTAGCTCAGTAAATTCTAGTTGGTCTTCGTCCAAAAAGTCTTCTGCTAAATAGTCAATATCTAAGTCGTTAAAATCAAGCAAGCTGTTGGTTTGTGTAATTGTTGTTTCTTCAACCATTATTTCTTCTTCTTTTGGCGGGCTAACAATCAGCATATTATCTATAAGATCTAGAGTAAGATCCAAAATTACAGGCTTTGTAGGAGATGATTCAAATACACTCACAGTCGTTGCTTGATAAGGTTTATTAAGCAAAACAGAACCAGTAGCTGTTACAACCTCTATTTCACCACTAGATAAACCAAATTTATCAGGTAATAAAATGATAAGACTACGGCCTAATTCATCCACAGTAGCTGTAAAGTCAGTGCCTCTTATCGCTATATTAGCAGTTGGTGTTTTAAGTTGTATGTTTTGCTTATCTATTCTATTTAAGTTGCCTGTTATAAACCTAGCTGTACCTAAACCAAAGGTTAGAGCCATCTTAGACTTTGATGGATCTGGATCGTAAATATATTCGTCAATAAGTAATTGTGAGTGTTCTGTAAGTTTTACAGTGGACTCATCAAGGAAGGTAATAGCCATCCTGCCATCTTTTGTTATAGCTTCATCATTGCTTTGTATAGCAAATTCTAAATTAGCTTCGTATGGCTTATCTCTTAGTATTTGTGCAGAACCTCTAAGCTCAGATATATCTCCTATATCAACAGCCTGTTGAGGTTCCCCCATCGTTTTGAGTGATACAAATATTACTATTAGAAGTAGTGCTTTCAATTTTTAACCAATCCCTAGCCAATGTAGATGCTTGTATGATGTTAAAAGTGTTACTGCTACCATCAAGATCCATATAAAAATAACCAGAATCAGATGATGTAGTGCCTGCATAACCACTAGCAGTAAAATTCACCACGTTGGAACCACCATTTATATCTACATAATTAACAGCATTAGCATAGTCAATGTCAAAATCAAACTCGTTTGAACTACCTAAAATAGTCCAATCTAAATCTAAGTAAGATGAATCGGAGCTTTCAGCAATTTTTAAATCAAACTCATTGCTACTACCTGTTACGTCTACGTATAAGTTTACATAGTCTGAACTTATTAAGCCTGTGCTGTTAAGCAATATATCCATAATATTACTATCACCATCAAACTCAAAGAACCCAGTAAAGTTGTCGCCATCGATAGCGTCTGATCTAAATAAGTTGCTTGAACCGATTTGATTTATATCTAGCGTCATGCTGACACCATCAAGGTCAAGAGCAGTCATTGTTCCAGAAACAGCTTCCGTACCACCAATAAGGTTGGAACTACCTAGCTGTTCTAAGTCAATGGATGCACTATTTCCACTCTGGTCTATGTATATTTCATTGTCAGCTGCAACGTGAACAAAAGAAAAAACAAGAAATAAGCACGTAAGTTTATTCTTCATTACTCGATTCTACTCCTACTTCTTCTGTTTGTAAAACCCAATACCCCTTGTCGAAACCCTGGTTTATTATCTCAAGAACACCACCCTCAATAGCTTTCATTAACGCTATGGTAGACGATTCATTTCTAGCATTGCCTAGCTCTATCTCTACAAGCTCTGTGTCCATTTCAATAAATCTAAATACATCATTAGTTTTACCATAACTAAATATAGTTTTTTGACTAAGCACCTCTAATAAAACTTCTCCTGTAGCTACAGAAATCATGCGTAGACTTACAGTTATATTATCTTCTCTATACTGAACACTATTACCAATACCTAAATAACGAGCACCTGATCCACCAGATTCAAGGTTTGCTTCGTATGATATGACCGCACCTTCTATAAGTATTCCTGCAAAGAGTAATGGTGCTAGTTGTTTTTTCTTTTCTTCTTCACTAGCAAACTGCTCTCTTGCTGATCTTATAAGCTGTCTTTCTTTAGTTAAATTATCCAAACCAACTCTTTCTACAACTCTAAAAAACTGACCATTGCCAGCGTGTTTTAAGGCTCTTATAAGCAAAGCATTAGGTTGTTGAGTAATAGCTGTGCTAAATAAAGCGAATTCAGAGTTTGATTTACGTTGACCTGTTTGATCTGTAAAAGCCAAAGGATATACTGCAACAACGGGTCTAACTTTTGGTAAAGGTGCGTTTTTTAATTTATCGGATTGTAGCTCCTGGATAGAAACTATATTGTGTTGTTTAAACCTTTGCTCGTATGTATCTTCAAACTGATCAAATATAGAACAACTAGAAAGTAAAAGAACCAATAGGCAAAGTAATCTCGGTGACGTTTCCATCAGCATCGGTTATCCGTAATGTAATAAATTGTCCATCAGATGTATATTCTATAATATTACCTTCAAGTTCTATAGTACCTTCATTTTGTGGTGTTTCGCCAAATAAATTATCTACAAGCTGTCTTGATAATTGTGCATATATTCTAGATTCAAGATTTCTTAAAAATCTAGCTAAAGTAGTATTTTCTTTATCTCTTTCTATTTGTTCTTGTAAAGCTTTTATTTCTTCTTTAATTGTAAGCTTTCTTGTGTATTGTTGGTTCTCTATTGTTAGATAATGACTTGATGTACCAACGCCACTAAAACTTGGTGACTTAAACTTATGTACTATTTGATCTGCTTTTATTTGTTGCACAAAAATACCACCAAACAATAAAATACCTATAATTGTTACAATTTTAATAACAGTATCCTTTTCGGCTTCTTCTTTTATTGCTTGTTCTCTAGTCTTTTCTTTGGTCATCTCTATCTGCTTTTGCTATTTTAGTGCTATCTATTAATTGTGGCACACCTAATATTGTCTTAATTAGTGTGTCCTGGCGTATAATTTCATTATCTAAACTACGCACTCTATCTATCAAGGCTACTAAAATACCATGTTGTGAGTCAAGTTTTGTGCCTAGGCGTTCTTCTATGGCTGCTATCTGTGATTCTACTTTTTCATCAACAGTGTCTAATTTAGCCTCCATACCGTCTACGATACGTATGACCAACTTGTAAATAAACCAACCAAGTCCAACAGCCGCAGCTATTGGAAAACCGACTTCTTGAATAACTGTAACTGCTGAATCCACTATGCAGGAAAAGGTCTTTTTTCTATATAAATAAAATCTATAGCAGCAGATACCGCAAGATTTGCGTTTGAGCTACTAGCTATGGCTCTTACCTCTAAGTCAGTCTTTTCTGCAAACTTTATTGGATGTTTAAACTCTTGATGAATAATGTCTTGTGATAAAGCAAACTTATCCTTGACGTTAAAAACTCCGCCCTCTGGTCTTGCTACTAAGGATACTGTACCGTATTTATTAGCCACTTCAGTATTCATGCTAATATCAACTTGATGTAAATAGGCGTTATAACCTCTAGGTACAGTCCAAAAACACATAAGCGTTTGATTATCACCTACAGCTATAGTGCCGTATTTATTAGCTGGTACGCCAGAACTTACTGTACCTGTACCTGCATATATAACTCCAGCGTTTTGACCACCAGATCCTGCTGTATCAACAACCATTCTAAATACTCTTAAAAAAGATTGAGTAGTATTAACTGCTGTTTGACCGTTCAAAGTAACGGATTCGCTTATCTCGTCATAGTTAGCATCAAGACCGTTAATAGTTATAGTCCTTGCACCAGTTCCTGCTGATGTATCATTTGCTGAAGAGCTAGATATTTTTAAAACTGTAGCGGAGGTTAAGTAACTATATAAACCACCTTCAGCCCATACGGTTTCTAAAGAATCGTCTATATCAGCATTAAAACCAAACTTAAATTGTGTTTTATGAAAAGCAACCTGCCCTCTTGATACTTGTAGTTCAAAAGGTTCTGTTGTGCCAACTCTAGATATTGATGAAACTTCTTGAGCCATTAATAATCACCCCAAACTTTAGTTTTAGTGCCACCATGATATTCAACTGCGTGACCTTCTTTGATAAGCATTTGGCATATATCTTTACCATCTTCAGTATATGGTATACCTAGTATGCGACCATACTTGCCTTTACCTAAAGATTTAATTTTAAATTTACCTGTGCAAAGTTCTTTGAGTCTTTCTTTTGCGGCTAGGCCTAATTTTTTTTCTGCTAAATCCCTGGTTCTTGACTCTGGTGTATCTATGCCGTGTAGACGAACACGTTGTTTGTGTAGTTTTACGTCAAAGCCTAGATCGAGACAGCAATCAAAAGTATCACCGTCTACGATCCTTTCTAATGTTGCGTTATAAACAAACGCATCAGGAGATTTAGCCACTGTTGTCAGTAAAGCTTTTCTTTTTCTTTACTCTTTTAGTGGTATATGCTTCGTTAACATTTGGTGTAGATTTATCATCTGCAACATAAT